CTCCAGGCCAGTACCCTTCGGCTCAGGATAGATCCGCACGGTGTCGGCCGGACCGAATTCAACCTTTGCCCAGTGTGCCGGATCAATAAACAGACCGTTGACCTCGATGCTGATCGGTGGCGACTCGCGCACCTGGTAGCTCGGCACCTTAGCCACCAGCCAGCATTCGATGGTCATCACGCGATCGGTCTTGTGGCGCTCCAGCGGCTGGCCTTCAAGTTTGCTCGGGTAGAGTTCGATCACGGTGATAACTCACTGTCAGGTATTGGTCTTGGAATTTGCGCAGAGGTTTGATGGTCGCGCCCGACGGCTTCATTTCCATTCCGTGAAGCCGGCCTTCGACTTCGATGATCACGGCGACATGAATGCAGAACCGCCCGCGCCATATGCAGGCGATCGCGCCGACCTCAGGCTCACAGCGCTCCATGGCTGCTGCGCCCTCGTTCACCGCCTGGGTGAAAGCCTTCGGCATGGTGTTGCGGACATGCCCCCAACTTGGTAGCAGGGGCAGGCCGTAGACTTCATGCCGGACAAGTCGAGCCAGGCCCCAGCAATCCAGACGCGCAGGACCTCGCCCGCCATCCTCGTAGGAAGCGTTCAGGTATTTTTCGAACATGGATTTCCTCAGGGCTGGGGAAATACCCAGTAACGCCGCAAAGCGACGACGTAGTAGCGTTGTGACTTCATGCAGCAGGATTCTCCCAGTCCTTTGTCTGCAAACCCAAGGACTGGGAAATGCGCCAGTCTCGGCGCTCTAATGACCTAGGAGGTCACAATTGAGTAACGATCCAAAACTAATTGATGCGCTTAATAGAGCAGTCAGCAAAGCGGACCAAGCCATCAGAGCAACGGCAAGTGGGCGGCCTGACCCTCAGGCTCAAGCAGACACGATCAACAGATTGGTGAAAGTGATAACGCAGCTGGATGAACGAATCGTCGCTTTGGAGGAAAAGCTTAAAAATCAGGCCTGATCTTATTGAGCTTCTCGGCGCTCAACGCCACCGCGGTGTCGATGCGTCGAGAAAGTTCTTCATCAGAAATTTTTGGCCAACTAATAGCCGCAACCCCCTCGCTTACCTCCCCACTCTCAGCACTGAATACCTGGGCAAAAATTTCACAAACTACCCGCTCACTCAGAATCTTTACTTGATCTGCGTTCATAACTGCTCCTACGGATTTCCGCATTGAATGGTTTTAGATGTACCGAAGGCAGGGCGCGAAGGCCAGTGTGTACTTGCGCCGTGGCCAGCCGAGATTGATCAGGTCGAAGTAACCGGCGTTGAGTTGCACGCTCGGCCCCTCCATGAACCCGTTGAGCACTTTCATTCGATAAGGCCGCTCGGCCGGGGCGGTCAGATCGGTCGAGATAAAGATCCGGAACACCAGCCCGATACTCGCCCGGGCTTCAAGCGCCTGGTCAATCAGCTTCTGAGCGTCCCCCGTCACGTTGTCTATGGCGAAGGTCAGAGTCTGATTGCCGCTGTTGTCCCGCCTCGGCAGTGCCGCGGCGAACCCAGAGGCGGTGAACTTTGCGGTCACACCGGCCTCGGTTTTTGCCGTGATGTCCTCGAAGCCCTGGCAGATGTAGATAGGCGCCGCCCAGGGTATGCAGAACAGCTCAAGCGTCGGAATGATCACAGCCTTTCCGCCAGAGGCGTACAGCGTTTCAAGTGCCGTCATCGCCCCACTCTCTTCAGTCCATATGTTTGCTCAAGGGTTTTGGCGATCTTGCCCTGGCCGCGAATATCCGAAACGTAGGTGTCGACTTGCTGCCTGCCGTCTGGCGCGGTACTGGTCTGCACCTGGCCGGCGCGGCTGGCATCTTCATGCAGGTTGACGATGACGCCGGCCGGCGCCGTGGCCTTGTTGTCATTTGCCGCCGCACCCGGGCCGGAACCGGTGTAGATCCCAGCCGGGCTTGGCGCCTCCATCTTCCCTGCCCGGATCGCGTCGAGGTTGCTCTTGCCGATGCGTGCCGTGCTGGCTGCGTCGAACACATATTCCTTGCCGTGCACCACGCCCGCCACGTCGTTGGTGCCGACGTCGCCGGTATAGCCGCCAGTCTTGAAGCCAACACCGGTAATAGCTGCCACGTTGGCCAGGCCGGCTGTGATTGCAGCGCCCGCAGCCGCGAAGCCGAGAGCAGGGCCAATAACGGGTATGCCAGCGAGCGATGCATAAGAATCGGTAGCAGACTTGTAGGTCGCTATGGTGGTCTGAGCAATCGCGGCAGTTTTGCCGATTGCTGACAGCTTGTGATGTCCCGACTGACTCAAGACGGCCATGTTCGCGAAGAAATCCATGCTGGCACTCATGAGCGCAGCGTTTTTTGCAGACTCGATGCGCGTGCGTTCTGCAAGGGCTTGCTGATCGATGTTGGCGATGCGCTCGGCGTACGTCTCTTCGCTGACGGCCTTGGCATCAAGGAATGCAGCCTGCTTTTCGATCTCGGTTGTGCGCCAATCTTCTAGCGCAGCAGCCGATTCGTTGAGCCTATCTATTTCACTGTTTGCCCCGCCCACCGACGCATCTAAGCCTGGTGAGTTTGGCGCCTGAGAAACACCCTCAACCGTCCCGCGCTTTACACTGGCCTTATCGTTGGCGAGCTGCGTCTGGCGCAGGGTTTCAAGCTTTGCCAGCGCCTCAGTGTTGCCTTCTCGCTCGTACTGCAGCTTTTGCTTGGCGTACTCCAGTTCGATCCTGGCGTCGTTAGCCGCCTCTCTCTGGCCGGACGAGCGCAATATATTTATTCGCAGCTGCTCAAGCTCGTTGGCTTGCTCTCGCTTACGGATCTGCTCATCTAGCGCCACGTTTTGAGCAATCTGGGCACTCAGAGCATCCTTATTGGCGAGCAAGGATTTCTGCTCCGCAGTGAGGATCGACTTGCCTTTCAGGTCGGAAAGTTGCTGCGCCCACTGGACCTGAGCTTTTTGGGCGGCAGTCAACTTGTCGTTGCCAGTCACCTGGGCCTGCAGAACAGCCTCTTGATCCCGGAGCGACTGCAGCATTTTTGTGGCGGCGTCTTCGCGATAGGCTTGAGTCTTGGCCACCATCGGGTCTTTATACCGCTCGTTGATGTTGGCGATATTTTTGTCGACGGTGGCCTGGGTCAGCCGGGAGTCGTCAGGGTTGGCGGCCCGGATCTTTTCCAGATCAACCTTGTACTTCTTGATTTCTTCACCGCGTTTCTGCTCGTTTGTCAGCGTCGACCTGGTCAGTGCATCAACCCGCTCAGAGGCTGCCACGCCCGCGTCTTGGGTCTTTTGGCGATCACCGACGAACTTGGACAGAAGCTTTTCGGCCTCGATCTGCATTTCGAGGTAACCAATCTCTTTAACCGTCGATTCGTAGCGAAACGGGTCTTCCTTGGCGGCATCGCGACCGCCAGCGGTCAAGTCGGCAAGGCGTTTCTTGGCGGCGGCAAGTTGCTCGCCTAGCGTTTCATCCCGGCCAACGTCAAGCGCTGCGTCAAGAGCGCCAAGGGCGGCGTTCTTGATGCCCAGCCAGGCACGTTCGATCAGGCCGAGATTGCCGGTGACTTCTGTCGTACGGTTGCGGATCGTGTCGGCGTAGGTGTCAGTCAGCAGCTTGGCCGCACCGGCCGCGTCACCGCTTTCCTTCATGGCCACGATCTGCGAATAGATCGACTGGGTCAGGAAGTGGTATTGGTCGTTCAACTCTTTTGCCGCGGCGACTGGGTCCTTGCCGATCTTGACGAACTCGGCGACGGTTTCCTCGGCAGCCTTGCCGGTGGCCTGCTGCATGGACAGGGCCGCGACAGTGATCGCCTCGAAGCTGTCGGTTGCAATCTTGCCGCTACCAGCCAACTGGGCCAGAACGTCAGCCGCTGCGCCAGTGGTGCCGATGCTCGCGCTAACATCGCGCGCCATGGTGCCAAGGGCGTCAGCAGTGGTGCCGGCGACTTTGCCGGTTAGGATGAGCGACTTGTTGTAGGCGTCCGCCTCCTGACTGCCTCTGTTGTAGGCGACCGCCAGGGCCAGGGCTGCGGCAGCGGCCAAGGTGAACGGATTCACCAGCCCCGCAACGTAGCCGCCCAGTGCCCGAGCCGCAGGCCCTACGCCGCCGAACATGTCCTTGAGCTGGCCACCTTGCTGCAGGAGGACCGTCAGCGGTGCCTGACCACCCTGGAGCGAGACGGCAATGTCAGTGAACTGCGCCGGCACACCACGAAGGGCCGCCGCCGTCTGCTTGGCCGATATCCCGAGCTTTTCGGTCTGCTTGGTTAATCCTTCAGTGGACTTCTCGGCACCCTTGGCCCCTTCGCCCATGCCCTTGAAGGATTTCTCGGACTTCTCCGTCGACTGGGTTAGGCCGAGCGTTGCTTTCTCGGCCTTGGCGCCCGATTGGGCAAGCTTGTCCAGGTCGTTAGCAGCCTGAGCGGCCTCGGCCGAATTTACGCGAATACCCAGTTCTGCGATCGAGGTCATGCATTTTCTCCAGGCAATAAAAAACCCGCCGCAGCGGGTCTCTTGAGTTTCTACATCTATTTCAGGCTTGCCCCGATATCCGCGATGATCTGCGCCTCGATCTCTCCAAGGGAAACGCAGGTCAGCGTCATGTTCTGCGAGACGTCGCCCGGCCGGTAGTCGCCACTGATGGTTGACTTGACGATCACGCCTCCATCTTTTGCAATAACGCCCAAGGCCACCTGCGTCGAGGTTCGGTTATCTTCAAGATAATTTAGGCCCATCGTTGTTCCGCAGTCGGCTTGGCGCGGACCAAGACGCATATTTTTCGGGGCCGTGGAGATGACACCGGCCTCGTTGTCGTAGCTGACTATCTGAAATCCCTCGGAAACAAGGACTCGCTTCGAGGCATTCAGTATTTCAGATGCGTTTGCATTTACCTGTTGCCGGGCATCCGTGTCTTGGTGCACTGGGCCTTTGTAATTCACGGCGCAGCCGCTCAGAGCGGCAATTAGGAAGAGTGAGGGGATTCGTGCGCGCATAGTGTCATCCTTGTTTGATTCTCAAACTTTACCACGCTCACTTCGCCTCTCGCATCTGGCTGAGCGCTTCGCCCTCCATCAGGCGGAGCCAATCGAAAAGTTCTGGCTGTTCCGCCCTGGGCACCCTGCGCAGAGCCATCACATCGCGTAGAACCCCGTAATCCAGACCGGTAGGCCCGGCCATGCCCGTGCGCCACTGCGTTCCCATCGAAATAAAGATCTCAACGGCCAACCAATTGTCGGGCCATATCTCGAATTCGTCGCTGCCCATATCCTCCGGGCGGAAGCCGAACGCGGCAAGCTCACTTGTGTCAGGGCCTTTCGCGTACAGCCTACGGGCAGCGTCGATCAGTTTTTTCGGCGGGCCTGCACGATCTCGGCGACGTAGGCCTGGGTGATCACGGTGCCGCTGCCGGCGTAGTTCTGGCACAGCAGTGCGAAGCTTTTCGCGTCGCACTTGTCTTCAAGATCCCATCCAACAACACATTCGGCCAATACTTTGGCGTCTGGCTTGCCCTGGATCTCCTCGAGCCAGGCATTAAGCGCGTCGCGGGTTCGGTGCTTGAACTCGAAGGTCACAGATGCGGTTTCGCCACCGTGCAGTGGCAGATCTACCGCCACCTTGAACGTCGGCGCGGCCTTGAGGCTGAATTTAACAGTCATCTACTGCTCCAAAAGGAACGCCCGCGCAGTGGCGGGCATAGTGGTTAGGCCGAGTAGCGCATTGGCTCGGAGGTGAGCGAGACGGTGGCCTGCAAGCCCATGATCTCGTTCTTGGTCAGGGTCGGGGTTTTGTTCAGCGTCACATACCCGTTGTAGAGGATGCTCGACTGCGACGGCAGGGTGATGCGCACGGCGCGCGGCACGCGATCATCGTTAGCGGCAGACAGCAGCGCGTACCAGGGCAGCGATGCGTCGTCGCCGATGGTCATTGCGAAGCTTGATGCCGATTTGACGGTCGGGATCTGGTGCTCGACGTCTTCCTCGAGGAAGGAATAGGTCACGAACTGCTGCTCACCGCCCGAAGTGGTGAATTCCAGCACCTGGGTGATTTGGGTCCAGGTCAAGATTTTGCGCACGGTACCAGTGCCACCGCCGACCGGGTACAGGTTGACGTTGCTGGTGTCCACGCCTTCGAGAACGAAAGCATCGGTGGTTGCGGTCTTCACGCGCACGATGCGCGAATTCAGTCGCGACCAGCCGGAGGTCATTTCTAGCAGGTCGCCGGCGGCAAATCCGTGAGCAGCTGAACTGGCAGATGCCTCAGCAGCGTTGCTGATGGCGGTGATGGTTTTGGGTGCGGCGTAAGTGGCAGCCGCGGCGACTACCGCGCCGTTGGGAAGCGAAACAGACATGGGTTTTCCTCATGCTCAAATAAAAAAACCCGCACAAGGCGGGCTCTGGTGTTGCTCTGCGGCGGGTCAGTTGGTGTCGGCGCGGTACTCGAAGCTGGCCGACACCGTCAGGTTGCTGTCGACCTCTACCTCTGGACCTGGCGCCACCGGTGTCAGCGTCATCACGGTGAGCCCTGCCTTTGTGTACCGGGCATTTAGCGGGAACAAAGCAGCGAGTTCGTCGACGATGCCCTCGGCCTTACCGGTGCCACTGCCTGCAGGTATCACGACGTTGACCTGAAATAGCCCGGTATAGGCCCTATGGTCACCGCCAAGCGTCTCGCTATTGGTCCCAGCTGGTAGCGCGAAGGCCGCGAGGTAGGTTTCGCCGGGCGCCTGAGTGAATGCCACGCCTTGATAGGCGATGCGCAGTACCGGCGTCCTGACGGCAGCCCAGGCAGCGAGGCGGGACTCGTAAATCTGACGGATGGTTCGATGGCTCATACCTGATGGTTCCTGACTGCCTCGTTGACGATTGCCTGGAAGCGGGCCAGGGTCACCCTGACCATGCCCTGCGGCGCCTGGGTCGAGTGACCGTATTCCAGCGGGATGGCGTATGGCAGGTTATTGATCAGGTAGGCCGTCTGACCGGCCTTGAAGTCGCTGACGGCCGCAGCGATTGCGGCGATAGTCTCCTTGCCCTGAGGATCGAGCTCGTTAAACGTGACGCTTTCGACCACGTCGATGGACAGATGCCAGTTCCCGCGGAAACGACCGCTGTCGACCGGCGACATGCGGATCAGGGAGTTGCCGACCTCGATGATGATCTCGCGCAGACTGGCATCGACGGCTTCCACGGCCTGCTCAGCAAACTTGGCCAGCTCCAAGGCGAAGTTGCCTGACTTGCCGCCGTATTTGACCTGCATGTTTTTGGCCATTACGCGCGCACCTGAAGTTCGTACAGCAGCGGCGTGCCTGCCGGGTTGACCTCCTTCAGCGGAGGCACGATTGACCAGGTCTTGCCGTCGGCGATGACCTTGCTCAGCAGCGACGGTGCCGAGGTCAGGCCCTTGGCCGCGAGCTTGAGCTTCTTGTCGCCCTGCTTGATCAGACTGTTGCTCTGGAACTCCAGGCCGGTGAAGTCGATCAAGATCCCCTGCCCCACCTGCTCGGCGACTATCTCAGGCGTTGTTTCGCCCAGTTCCGGGTCATACCCGCCAGGCGTCACGGTGCGCAGGGTGATGGTCAGGCCGTATTGGGTGATCAGGCGCAGCGCCGTTGCAGCCATTCGATCGTAGAACGCGCTCATGGTCAGGCCCTGGTGGCGAACAGGCCTTTGCGGGCGATGTACGCGGTGAACTGAAGGCTGCTCGGGATGGCCGTGACAGCGGGCTTCTGGCTGCTGCTGGATGCAGCGGCGTACTGAACTTCGACCGCTCCCTCGACGCGCTCCTTGGTAACGGCACCAGTGCGCTTGTCGACCGGGTCGATGTCGTCAGCGTGGATCTCGGCGGCAAGCGCCATCTGCCCGTTTTTGATTCGGACAGGAATGGAATCGGACGGCAGGCTTCGCTCGTCGATGATTACGTCTCGGCGTGGCCAGGACAGGGCCTGCTCGCCGTTGGTGCGGGTGCCTTTCCAAGTGTATCCGTCCATGGCCAATGCACCGCGACGCAATAGGGATTCCTGAGCTGGGGTATCTGCCGGGATGGTCGCGCCATAGTTCGCGGCGTAGGTGACCAGTTCAGCGGCCGTGGCGAAGCTGTCGGCATCCGGTTTCCCGGTGCCATCTTCAATGATCAGTGACACGGTTACCCCTCCGAAGTGCGCCCCTCCGAAGAAGGGCTGCATTACTGGTTACTCGCTGGCCTGGGCCGCCTTATCAGCGGACTGCTTGGCGTCAGGCTTGGGCTTAGCCGCCTTCTTCAGTGCCTCGACCTCTTCCTGCAGGGCGTTACGCTCCTGGGCGACCTGATCGCGACTGTCTGCCAGTTCGTCAACCTTGGTGCGGATATGGTCGAGGGAATCGAACAAGCGGATCGCCAGCTCGCCCGCCTCTGGCTTCAAAATCTCGCCAGATTCCAGGCCGTCTACCAGCACGCGAATGGCGTCGCTTTCGGCTTGCAGCTTGCCGATCAGCTCTTCCATCACAGCTTTGTCGTCGCCGACTACCACCACCAGGGGGGTCGCCACTTCCTTCAGCTTCACCTTCGGCGGTTTCTCGCATTCATCGTCGCGACTCTCGGTCACGTTGGCGTCGACGATGCGCAGGTCGGCCGCCTTGGCCAGCGCCTTCACGTCTTCCTGGTACTGGTGGAACGGGCCGGGCAGATACCAGATGTTCTTGTTGCTCATGATCATGTCCTCGCCAAACCGGGCACTGGGCCCGGCTCGGCTGTCAGGGTTACTTGGAGGCATCACCGATCAGAGCAACACCGGCGGTGTGCTTGATGCTGGTGGCGGTCTTGTCCCAGTTGGTACCGGTCGCCAGCTCGGCGTCGGTTGGCGACTTACCGCCGGTGGTTGTGTCCCAGGTGTAGCCCTTCAGGCCCAGACCGAAGGTGTAGTCGGTTTGAAGCGTGGTCTCGATGCGCTCCTTGCCGTTGACGGTCTGGACGTTGCTGATGATGTCGCGGCCGTCGTGGACCAGAGCGGCGCCTTGCACCAGAGACAGGATGATTTCCTTGTTCGGTGTGCCCGCCTGCATCAGCGCCGGGGCATCTGTCACAACGGAGATCTTGCCGAGGATGTCCACCACGCGGATGTTGCCCGCCTGGAACAGCTGCTGCTGGTTCGCCAGGTTCTGGCCGACCAACTTGTGATAGCTGGTGCCCTGCATCACCTGAGTAACCAGGTTCTGGCTCGCGTCGCCGAACTTCGCGTGAGCGTTGTTCAGGCCGGCGTAGGTGATGCCTGCGGTAGCCGACACATCGTTGACCGCCGCGGCTTGGGCGGTGATTGCAGCAACCAAGGCAGCGATCGCAGTGTTCAGCTGATCCTTCAGCAGGATTTCAGCGAACGCACGGCTGGCTACTTCGATGCCTTGCGCGGTAGGGCGCTCCAGCCAGGTCATTTGCGACGGCTCGTAACGGATCGGACCGAAGCCGCCGGCGACTTTCACCGAGGTGTTTTTCAGTTCGGTCAGGTCGGTGGCGGCCACAGTGGCGTTTGCGCTGTAGCGATCCACGCGGCGCTGGGCTGCCGCCAGGGTCTGAAAGAACGACTCTTGGAGGAAGTCGCCGGTAAAGCCGTCCGGAGACAGCACGATTGCGCCGCGGCTGGCAGCGTTGAAAGCGGCCAGATACTGGTCCAGCGTCTCAAGAGTCGCCGGCATGATGTATTCGTTGAAAACCTGCATTTGCGACAGGGACATGAGTTATTTCCTTACGATTGTGGGAGATCAGGGAACCGGCTCGCGATTGCGGCCTGTCGCTCCTCTTTGGTGCCGCCGATTTTTCCTTTTGCGGCCCCGCCGCCATTGCCAGCACCTGAAGCCCCGCCACCAGATGCCTTGCTACCCGCGATCAACGGCGCGAAGGCCGCGTTGTTTGCGAATTCAGCTTTCAGCTCGTCCAGCGTTGACGCTGAGAGCTTGCCCTGCTTGTCGAGTACGACAACAACAGGCTTCCCG